CTAAACTACAACTGCTGACTCTTCAACAGAATGGAGAGTTGGCTCAGATGACAGGACAACTAAATGTCAATATTGAAGAGGCTAAAAACGCTAATTGGTTCGTGGCCGGTTGGCGTCCGTATATCGGTTGGGTCTGCGGAACTGGCCTTGGATATCAGTTTATCTTTGCTCCTGTTGCTAATGGGCTCTTACATTCTACACAATTTCCCAACTTGGATACTAGTACTCTATTGCAGCTTCTGGTTGGGATGCTTGGTATGGGAGCTCTACGAACATATGAAAAGTACACCGGAACAGAAGGAAACCGAAAATGACTTGGCAAAACAGCCCATCGACCGGGATGGAACATCCTCAGACGAAACGAACAGAGAACTTACCACTACCATCCCCCGGCCAACAAATCGGTGGTAATCATTACGAGAGCAAAGGCATTCAACCAATCCAATATGCTACTGCAAATAGTCTAGACCTGTTTCAGCATAACGTAGTTAAATATGTAACTCGTTGGCGAGACAAGGGTGGTATTGAAGACTTACAGAAAGCTAAACACTACTTGGAAATGTACATTGAGTGTATCACTAACAATCCTAAGTGGCCGAAAGAATGATATGGCACATACTTTTAATGAACTACTAGAGTGGCTAAAACAACAGGATGAGGTGTATCTTCTGGAGATTCTGAACATTAATTCAGACGAACTTGTTAGAGCTTTCTTGGATAAAATTGAAGAGAAACAAGATGTCCTCAAACGAGAAATCGAGCTTTGACATTTTCATCTTACACCTACCTCCTATAAACCTATACAACATTCACTTATTCTACACCGAAACTTTTCAGGAGAAAATATGCCAGATGAAAACGCCCTTGCCTATTTCGCAGGATTCTTCGACGGAGAGGGCACAGCGTATATCGCAAAAAATGGCTCAATTTCAATCGCTGTTACGAACAGCCACAAGCCAACACTAGAGTATCTACAACAACTCTTTGGCGGGACTTTAAAATTCAAAGCAAAGACAAAGAATAAACAATGTTATTCTCTGTGTTGGTATGGACTGAAAGCTTATGAACTCTGTTGTGTTGTGTATGATTTCTTGATTACAAAAAAGAAAGCAGTCAAATTTCTTATAGATTGGATGGAAGAACGATCTCAATACAGGCATTTACATGTTCCTGGAATTAGAGGAAGTACTCAAAATACCCAACGTCAAGAGCGTTTAGATTGGTTTCGTAAACAAGTTACAGAGGAAGTACATGCAGAATACCTATAATTCCCCAAGTACACGAGCAGAGATCATAACTCGGAGGACCTATGCACGCCCAAAAGACGACGGCTCATTTGAAACGTGGGAAGAAACAATTGACCGAGTTGTTGGCCATCAGAAATGGCTGTGGGAACGAGCGGCGAAAAGGGAGTTGACTGCAGATGAACAGTCTGAACTTAGCGAACTTCGACATCTCCTCCTTGGACGGAAAGTTCTTACTTCTGGACGAACTCTCTGGCTGGGTGGTACAGATATTGCAAAACGACGTGAAGCAAGCCAGTTTAACTGTTCCTTCACCAATGTTGAAACCGTGTACGACGTTGTTGACGTCCTGTGGTTGCTTATGCAAGGATGTGGAGTGGGCTTCCGACCTATCGTGGGTCAACTTAACGGTTTTTTCAAGCCAATCCCTAACATTACAGTAGTACGTTCCACACGAACTGAGAAAGGTGGACATGAAGATAACATCGAAAGTTGGGACGATGCTACAAAAACTTGGACTATCGCTGTCGGAGATAGTGCAGAAGCGTGGGCAAAGTCTATTGGTAAGTTGTTGGCTGGTAAATACCCTGCTGACAATCTCGTGTTGGATTTTAGTGCAATCCGACCAGCAGGTGAACGCCTTAGTGGCTACGGGTGGATCAGCAGCGGCGATGAATCTATTGCTATTGCGTTTCCACAGATCGCCAGCATCCTTAATAAACGAGCTGGTTCTCTGCTTACTCGTATCGATATTCTTGATGTTGTTAATTGGCTGGGTACTATTCTTTCCAGCCGTCGTTCTGCTGAAATAGCATTGTTTGAATATGGGGAACCTGAGTGGGAAGAATTTGCTGTAGCTAAGAATGAGTTCTGGGTACGTAATCCACAACGAGCACAGTCTAACAATTCTCTAGTCTTTAACAAGAAACCTGAGCGACACGAACTTGAGCACATCTTCAATCTTATGCAGCAAGCGGGAGGCTCTGAGCCTGGATTCGTTAACGGAGAAACTGCACGAAAGCGGGCTCCATGGTGGAAAGGAGTTAACCCTTGCGTTGAAATCCTTCTTGGAAACAAATCCTTCTGCAATCTCACTGAGGTTGACCTCAACAAGTTCCATGGAGATTCAGCAGGTTTACATAGGGCTCTCTATCTTGCTGCCAGAGCAAACTATCGACAAACATGTGTAAATCTACAAGATGGAATCTTACAAGAGGCTTGGCATCTTAATAATGAGTTCCTTCGTCTCTGTGGGGTTGGCCTTACCGGTATCGCTACTCGTCCTGATCTGTCTGCTTATGACTACCAAACTATGCAACGCACCACAACCTCAGCAGCATATGGTATGGCAGATGAATTAGATTTGCAGAGACCAAAGAACGTTACTTGTGTCAAACCAAGTGGTACGTTGTCTAAGATTATGGACACTACCGAAGGGATTCATAAACCTCTTGGAAAGTACATTTTCAACAACGTAGTATTTAGCAAACATGATCCAATCGTAACTAAACTACGAGAGGCTAACTATGCTGTTATGGACCATCCGATGGATGCTACAGGTGTTATTGTTACCTTTCCCGTTGCTTGGGACTCGGTACAATTCGATACTTGGAACGGAATGGAAGTTAATCTGGAGTCTGCAATTAACCAACTGGAGCGATATAAACTACTCCAAGTTAATTGGACCCAACAAAATACGTCCAACACTATTTCATACAGTCCAGAAGAAGTTCCAGAAATTATTGACTGGCTCTTGGACAATTGGGAACACTATGTTGGTGTCTCGTTTCTATACCGAACTGATCCTACAAAAACAGCAAAAGATTTGGGTTATCCATTTTTACCACAGGCTGTCGTAACAAAGCAGCAGTATGATGCATATATAGCTACCTTACATCCAGTAAGTATTAATGATGATATGTCTACTCTTGAGTTAGATATACAAGATTGTGCTGGAGGAGCATGTCCGATCAAGTAAAACAATGTGAATTATGCGGAAACTCCTTCCAAGTAATTCTTGGTAGAGGCTCTTCAAATAGAATTAGTTGTTATTCTTGTACGAATAAACCAAAGAATAGGGCAATTCAGTACCGGAATAAACATCAAAAACGAAAATATGGAATTACCCAATTTCAATATACTCAAATTAAAGAAGACCAAAACAATAAATGTAAAATTTGTAATGTTATTCTTTTAGATGAGAATTATCCTCCTACAAAGGGAATGAAAAGAATTGGGAATGAACCCTGCATAGATCATAATCATTCTACTGGAAAAGTGCGTGGTATATTGTGTTTCCATTGTAATACTGCTCTTGGACATGCATTTGATAATACAGAAATCCTAAAGAAAATGATCCAATATTTGGAGGAAGAATGAACATTGCACTAGACTTTGACGGGACTTACACAGAAGCTCCTTGGCTCTGGAATAAGTTTATTGATGATGCATACCTCCAAGGACATGAAGTATACTTGGTAACTTGTAGACCTCCAGACGAATCAGATGAAGTATATGAAGCTCTAGGAGAACATCTACCAGCCCGTAATTTCTTCTTTACTTCTGGGAGGGCTAAACAAGATTATATACTCAATGCAGCCAAACTAAAAATAGATGTCTGGATTGATAACGAACCAGAATTTATTACGGAGGATAAGTATTAAAATGGTATTTGGAATTGATTTTATCAGCGGGGTGATGGTGGGACTGGAGTTTATTTCAGGACATGACATTCAGGACAAGGATGGAGAACCAGCAAGTTGGGGATTTGTTCTAGAGTTGTTTGTTCTTCGAATTACAGGAATCTGTCCATAACATAGATAAGATGGGAGGGAATAAAACCCCTCCCATTTATTACTTAATAGTTATAGTAGCAGTACCAGAACTTTTTAGTTTACTAAAGAAAGCACCAAAGGCAAGGCGACTATTCCCAACGAAATCAGTTCCGGCCCAAGTTGTTCCAAGAAGAATACACCCTTCTGTATCTTTAGAAGTATTTCCTGAATGAATCCGAATCCCTTCGAATCCCGGTACGTCGAGTACATGTGGCATTTCCTTTTGAAATCTATTGCTATAATCAATCGTAACTTTATAAGTTCCAGTAGGAATAGCAGTAGTTCCAGAAACCTTCCATTTAGATACGTCTACTCCTTCCTGTTCTCGTACTTTATCTTCCAAAGTAAAACACTGATATACGCCATCTACATATAGTTTACCTACAGTATAAGTAGAACCAAACTCAAATCTCTTTACTAGAAGTTCCATATTTCAAACTCCTTACAAATATAATTCACCGGAGTGGAGGTGTGGGGTGGGCGTTAAAAAGCCCGAGTTGGGCGGGCTGGGCCTGTCTACGAAACAGCCTCTGGAGTGGCAGAAAATTCCTGTTCGCCTATCATTTTGCACAACCTCGAAAAGCTAACAACATCCACGATCTCTTGATCGCGTAGCCCGGCCACGTAGTCAACAATCTGAGTAAACTCGCTGTACTGCGTAATCATCGTGTTACCGGCCGGAGCGCCAGTAGTCAACCAATGGCAATACAATACAAGGCTGTGGCCCATTGCAATCGCACGGTCGATAATTGGCTTGATTGTGGCAAACGTCTGATTACCCATAGTGCAGCTATGGATAGCGAATTTGTTGTTGCAGTACGGCCCAAAACAGTGTGTGACGCCAGACAATAGTGTCGGCCCAAAAAGCGTGCGAGCCCCAAGGAACCCTGCGCTGCGGAGATAGCTCGCAATCGAGAGCGAGTATTGCCCTTCTGGATATACGTAGCAATCCGCGCCGCGAGTAAACCCACGATTTTTTAGATAACTACGATTAAGCTCGATGTTCGCAAATCGAGCCGCGTCATTTGCGTAGTACGTTACAAGGTTTTCTTCACCATGGGTCACAAGGTCGAAACCGGCGTTATACATCTCATACAGATTCGACTCGCTTAAAAACCCATGCCCACCGGCGTAACCAACCTGCGAGCCGATAACCGCAATGGACCCGGGGAGTCCTTTGTATTTCAGGTACGAATAAAAACCGCCGTCCATGCCGTCAGGCGTTGCCGTAAGACCGGCTTTTGCATACTGCTCGGTGTAGCCGTCATCAGCCATCAGCGTAATGGTCGGACGGTGCTTATACCCAAAGAGCAGTTCAGAGAACGACACGGCATACGCCGCGCCAGAGGACTGGTCGACACGCAGCCGGACCTGTTTAATCGACGTCAGATCGGGCGAACCGGATGTCGTAAACTCGCTTTTAAGCAGGGTAAACGTATTCCAGCCCGGCTTCGCCACGCCGCCGAGAGAAAACACGCCCTGAATGCGATTCGTCAGCGTATTCAGAACTGCGTCGCTTGTCAGGTAAACGGTAATGGAACCAGATGCCGGAATCGTGTCCGGCAGGTAATATGCGACTGTAATGTTGTCCGAGGTACTGATGTCGACCGGCGCAGTCATTAGCTTTGTAATGGACCCGCCAAGTGTATTGGGCACCGTCAGCTTCACGGTCGGCTTACCGTTATATGTATTTACCGCATCGTCAGCAACAACAAAGCCGGCTTCAGCCGATTTCGAGAACGTGGACGCGGATCGAAACTGCATCAGCCGCGCTGCAGCAGCACTTTTCAGCTCGTAGCGGTTTTTTATCTTGTTCAGCCCGTAAGAGCCAGAGCCCGATACCAGGGAAGCGCCCGCCGCATCCGTCGCGAGCTGGGCCATTGCCTTAATCCCGCCCGCCAGTGTAATTGAACCCATTATTAATCCCCACTTCCATAGATTTCATAGACTGCCGTAGCAGACATAGCTGTTGGTGTAAAACGTAGATAATTCTGTGTAAGAATAATCTTACTAGAATATACAATCTGATTCAGAGTATCTAGAGTAATGGTAGCTACAGGAGACCAAGTGACTAGATCATTAGACTGTTCTACTGTAATAGATGCGGATGTACCTGCAGTAAGTTGGGCTGCAAGAGTTACTACACTGTCTGAATACTTATAAATTGTAGCTCCTGGCAGGGTAGCATAGGGAGGAACAGTAGTTACTCCTGTGACAAATGGGAATGCACATTTAAGTGTCCCGTAGATTGAATCTGAAGTTACATCACTCATTTAAGATGGTCCTTTACATACATTAGAATAGCACTACCAAGAGCTACCAAGAAAGCCCATACTAAACCTCCCAGAGACTTCTCAATCACTGCATCATATAGTTTATCTTTCTTAGCTTCTCGTTTAATAGCTGCCCGTACCCATTCAACTTCTTCTTCTGACAGGAGTGGTTGTGGAGATTGTTTAAGTTCTCTTAGGAGACAGACAATCTCTTGTTGAATTTCTTGATCCAAATTACACCCCCATCAAACTCACTACCGTAGCTCCAGTACCAGTAACAGCGGTAACACGAGCACGAATAAACTTCCACGGGGCAGTAGTAGTAAAGCCATCGCTTACAGATGTAGTACCTGATAGAGTAATAGTCCCCAATGCAGTAACACACCAGTTAGTTCCATCATTAGAACAGTCAATCACTACAGTAGCAGTCACTGCACCAGTTCCAGTTACAGTGGCTTGAAATGTACTGTACGGACTATCCTTATAATGAGCATCTCCTGTGGTAGTAGATGTCACTCCATTGTAGCCAGTAATAGTACCAGCAGAGTTGGTAATAGGTTTTCCCAGAAGAGAAACTACCTTACCAGACCTAATCATTACTGTATCCATGTCTTCTCCTTATTGTACCCGATACCAATTAGTACCAGAAAAAATATAACGAACTCCTACGTTTGCAGTCAACGAAGTAACTGCTCCTGTCATAGTAATACCTGTAGGAAGGGTATTAGTTATTGTTGTAACTGTTTGAGTAGATACTATTAGAACAGAGTCTCCATCTACACTTGAAGTAGGAAATACAATAGTTCCAGTAGCTAAAGCACCTGCAGGATTTAGTAGTATGTTATACTGCCTAATACCACTAGGACATGTTACTGTAAATCCTGTAGTAGGAACCTGAGAGAACGTAGCAGTTTGAATTATATTTTGTACTCTGAAGAACCAATCCTGCCACTCATTGCTAGTAAAGTCTGAGTTATGTCTCGGAGGAGGAATAATCATTCGTCTTCTTCCTCTTCATAACACATCCCTTCACAGTATCCCATAGCCTGTAGTTTAGGAAGTTGTTTCTCAAGACGACACCCAATGTCAGTTCTGTACATAGGACTATTGGGGAAAGAAATTTTATCTACAATCTTGTAAGAAGCATCTCTTGCCTCTTCTACAGTATTTCCTACTCCAGAACATACAATGATATAACTGCCAGATGTTACCCACATCTTCTTATTTACAATCTTACCATTCTCAAGACAGGGAGCTTCTCCAGCCATAATCTCACATGGATGAAGATGATCTTTAGTAGAATCATCTACCCCATAGATAGGAATACCAGATACTTCTGTAATAGGAAGATGGCAGTATGGGTAGTCAGGTTGTGACATAACTACACCACAAGCAATCTTCTCTTTTACTTTGAGAGTATCTTTACCGTTGAGTAGATCAAGCATCCACTGAGCAGGATCACCAAGATGAAGTGCTTGTTGAATGTTGAACAGAGGCCAGCCCGGACGGTTAGTAAACTCCAGAGGATACGGAGTACCATCTTTAGCAATCATACAGTTCACATCTACATAACCAACATATCCCATCTTGTGGAGAATAGGTTCTAGTGGATAGAGAACTTCATCTGCTAACTGAGACTCAGTAACATATCGCATGATAGTTCCCTGTTCTCCAGTAGCCACACCTTTATCATCATTCATTAGCTTCTTAAACTCCCAGTTCTCTAGGACATGTTTGTTGAAGCCGTGTGGCCCAAACCAACCACCTACTGCCATTTCCATCCCCGGAATAAATTCTTGGATGATGAAAGAGCCTTTGAGTGAGTTTGATTTAGACCACTTCTCAAGCATGAAGATCATGTCTGCAGAGTTCTTAGATACATAGCTAAGAGCTTTGTCAGCATCTCCATTTGGTTTAGATACGAAACGTTTCTCAGGATTCTGTTTCACATAACTGATAGCTGCAGAGTAACTCTTAAACTCTTTCCCAGGAATAGTCTTAATCCCTACAGACTCAAAGGCTTCTACTCCTTTCTGGCGATCTAGTTCTAGTTCTGCTGCTTCGTAGGTAGGTCCAAAGATAGGATACCCACGATTGAAGTAGTATGCAAGATCATCCAGATGCTTAACATTATCTGTTAGAAAGATGAGATCAGCCCAGTCCATGTGCTGTTTCCAGTCACGTACTCTAGGTACTAATCCAGTCCCAATCCAGTTATACTTCTTCTCTGTCTTGGTATGGTCAATATACCATTTGATCTCATGTCCAAAGTCTTGACACCGAAGTGCCCAGTCTAGTGCTGCTCCACCAACATCAATAATCAGAATCTTCATTTCCTAACCTAATCCTTGCGTTCTTGTGATTTCCGTTTACGTGCTGCGTTTTTCTTTGCTCGTTCTTGTTTTCTAGCTGCTTCTCTGCTCTGTACCTTAGCATCTAAGAAGTAAGACAGGAGAGCTTCTGGTCCAGATTGTTTTCCAGTAGCCACATCTTTAATCTGTTTACCGGGAATGGGAACAGTCTTAGCTGCCATTTCTGCACCAAACTTAGCAGTACTAGATACTGGTTTTCTAGGATTCCAGTCATACATTGTTTTACCAGTATATGGATCACGTCCATAAGAAAGTTCCATTGGTAATGTCAATGTAGGAGCAGGAGATAAAGCTGCCCTAAGAAAGTCTAGTGGAGTAGCTTCTCCATGAAGAGTTTTCTCTGCTGTTTCTGCAAAGTGTAGTCCACCCGGCCTGCGGAAAGTAAATTGTTTACCAGTCTGTTCAGATGCTTGTTTATCTAACCACGGATAGAAGATAGAGAACATAAACCCCAGAGTAGCAAGACCTGCTGCCGCTTGCCCTGCTGCTTTAATTGCTTCTGGTTTATTCTTGTTCTTGTACAGATCATATGTTAATGCTTTAGCATACTCACCAAAAGAACGCATAGCACCATAGTGATAATGACTAAATATTGTTAGAGCAGGGTCTTTCATAACTCTAGATAACCATCTCTGCTCAAGAACACGGCTTGGAATCCGATAGGCAGGCATATGCTTATTTACTTCAGCAATGGCTTGCTTCATAGGCATACCACGATCCATAGTCTGTCTAACAGCATCTATGTACATGATATCACGAGTAGCCCACATCCACTTATTACTTTCCCTAGAGATTTTCTGGAATAAATCAATAGGTTTCATACCAAGATCAGTAGCTACCTGTTTAAATCCTGGCTGCTTGTAGGCAGCTTTGGCCAACTCTTGAATTCGTTTATTATGAAACTGTTCATTAAATACACGAAGACTCAACAGAGGAGCACCATTCTTAATCAAATCCTGATAGAACGGACTTTGATGTAAAACATCTGCAATAGAACTTTGCATAGTCTTTGGCATCGATCCAATAGAACCTGGATTACGAGAGAGTTCAGCAACCTTTTCAGGAATGTAGTGAAGAGCCTCATTATTAATGTGAGCCAGCGGATTCAAGAACATGAACTTCATCATCGTGTTGTTGATGAGTTCCATTGGCTTTCTAAAGTAACCAAGATCAACATTCTGTGGATTCAAGTGATCTTCTAGTACCTCTGCTAACCTTGGATGAAAGTAAGTATCCTTAAACTGTGGAATACGTTCTTGTCCATTAAACTGAATCCAATCCTCAGGAGGAGTTCCTTTAGTCTGAACCAGATGGTCTTTGAACTCTGGAGCTTTAGTAATCTTATCCAAGAATTCCATCTGAGCATTAAACTTCTTCAATTCTTGAATCTTATACAGAAGAGCTTCAACTCCGTTATCCAGAAACCTCTGGTCAGTGTGGGTTCTAGTCTCTTCTCCTTTAGAGAGTTTAACAGAGTACTCTTGTCCATTAGATAACTTAACTTTTTCTCCGGGACCATACGTACCATCAAACTTACCTAGATCGTGAGCTTCTCCATCCTTCCAAGCAAAGAGTTTTCCACCCTTAGCAGAAACTACGGTCCTATTACCCTGCTCATCTACTAGAGTGTGGAATGTACGAGATTTAACAGGAGATTTACCAAGACCCTTTCCACCAGCCCAAGTCTTACTCCCCTCTTCTAGCAAACCTTTAATTCTGTCCATGATACCCCCCTTACCAAGAGCGTATCGAGGAAGAACATCATCCACTACATTAAAGTCTTTTCCCTTCCAAGAAGATGCTTTACTCATCTCTTCTTCCCAAGTTTTAAATGTGGGTTTCAGAATAGAATCTAGAGCACTCTGTTCTTGTGGAGAGAGGTCTACTTGTTTACCTTCAAATGCATCTGAAATCTTAGGTCCAATTTTATCTAGACCAGATTCTTTCATATATTCTACAGAACGGTTTACATTATATTCATCTAGTTTAGCTTTATTCTCTAGAATGTAAAGTTCATCATCTAGTAACTTAGCTGCTTCTTTTGGAGATTCAAATGTCTTTGTAGGATGAATAGGTTCAGTAGGAAGTTGTTTTTGATCTTTCAGAATATGAGAAGCAGTAACATCGTCCCATGTAGTGTCTGTCTTACGGTACTTCTGAGCACGTTCTACAGCAGTATCTACAGCCTTCTCACCTTCTATAATTCTTGGAAGTGCTTTTGTTTCTGCTTTAATAGGAGGAGAGGGAGTTACTGCTTTAGTAATCTTCTGGCCCAGCTTAGTAGGAGAAGTAGCCAGTGCTCCCATGGCTCCTGCCATAGCAACTTTCTTAGCATCTATTTTCCCCTCTTGTACTAGTTCTTGTCCTGCTTCAATACCAGCACCAGCAGCTCCATATAGAGCCCTTGCTTTTGCAGCTACTCCAAGACCTGGCTTCATAGTAAGTAGATTAGGAGCTAGTTGTCCTGCAAAAGAAGCGTATGGGTGCTGTTGTTCTTCTGCAGCACGTTGTTCCTTACCAAAGCCAAGACTTGCTTTAATGTTTTCAGGCACAGCAGACATAATAGCTTCTTGTGCTTTTCCTACAAGAGCTGCTCCGCCAAAGCCACCTACTAGACCACCCCCCAATGCCCCAATAACAGGTCCAGCAGGAGCTGCCGGTCCTAGCATAGGAGCAACAGCAGTACCAAGAGTCCCACCAGCCTCAGCACCAGCCACAGCCCCAGCAAAACCCCCCACAGAAGGAAGAGTAGATTCTACTGCCGATTTACCAAAGGCAGCAGCACCAGAGGTCTCTTTTGGAGCTGGTTTAGCTTCTGACTTTCCAAGATGTGCCATAATTTTTTGTTTGGCAGCAACAGGATCAGTAGTAGACATCTCATACTTCTGTCCTTGGTATTCATATATCGGCATAATATCCTCAATCTAATTTAATAACCCCACCAGACTGTGTTGGAGCTGTTCCCATCTGCCCACCTACCGGAGAGAATCCCAAGAGCTTAATCTTGTTTGCCAATGCTCTTGCTTCTCTCTGTTGTGTCTTCTCCATCTCATCTCTACGACGATTGAATTCAGTAACACCAATCTTATCTGTGCTATAGAGATTCTGCAAAGCAGTCCACTCTTTTGCAAACCTAGCATTCATAGCAGTAGACTGTTTGTTTAGATCATTTAGCTGGGTTTGTTTCTGCTTATCTGCTGGAGATACTTTCTGAGCTTCTTTAGCTTCTCGTTCTGCTTTACGTTCTGCCCTAGCTTCAATACGATCTTGGCGTTCTGCTGCACGAAGTTGAAGACTTTGAATACGAGCCTCTCTTCGGTCCTTAGCTTCTTGCCGTTTACGATCTTCTTCTTGCTGGTGATACATGGTAGTTTCTTGAAGTTTAGCCTGTCCTGCTTGGGACTTCTCAGACTGGAAGAACTGTTTCATCAGAGCATGAGCACCTCTACTATAGGTAGAAGGATCAATTCCTTGTTGTCTAGCAGCATTAACAAACTTATCCAGTTTATCAGGATACTTTTCAGCTAAAGTAGCAATAGCAGTCTGATACGATTCTGGGTCTTTCACTCCATACAGAACCTGCGTAGTATCTTCAGAAGACATACGAGTTTCTCGTACACGATTTAGAATATCTCCCTTAACATCTTGCATGATCTTATGGGCATGGTCTACATCTCCATACTTACGATAAATTTCAGCTTCTTTAACTCGTTCAGTTACTTCTTGCTTAAACATATCCTCAAGAGATTGTTTCTCTTGTCCTACTGGAGCACTAGTATCTTGATACAGTTTTTGTAGAGCCTGTCCAATCTGCTGCTGTTGTTGCTGTTTCATCTTCATATTCTGAAGATTAATTTGTTGCTGCTCATTAGCAATCTTATTAGCTTGGTACTGTTGAGCAAGACCCATTGTACCGAAATAAGATTGGGAGAAGTCTGTTAGAAATGTCATTACATTCTCCTTAAATTGCTGCTAGGAAAGCAATGTCTTCCATACCAGCAGCAGCTCCAGTAAGACCTGCAGCAGAACCACCAAAGAGAGAAGACAAACCTGCCATTGGGCTTTGTCCACCACTAAAGGAATTCCACAACCCAAACATAGAACCTAGATTCTGTCCTAGTTGATTCCCCATATTAGTACTACCAACACCCATTACGTTACCAACACCAGCAAGAGAAGCAAGACGATTCCACTCTGTTCCATATTCCTGAGAGGCCATGTCTTGTCCATACTTCTGAAGTTCCATAAGTTCATTACCAGAACCTAGCATACCCCTAGCAGCAAGAGATCGTTCTACTGCTTGTTGTCCCTGATTAAACCGGAACTGATACGAAGGATCAGAAGGACTAAACTGAGTATCTCCTCGTTGAAGAGACGCTAGTGTAGAACCAAACTCACCTCGATACTGTCGGAATGGATCATAAACACGAGAAGCAGGGTCTTCATACGTATCCCCCCCTCCCATACCAGTTAATCCTTTTACATCTCCAGAAATGTTACCAAGGGTCTTAGCAGGATTGGAAACACCCCCGTGATTTACAAAACCACCGGTAGTAACGAGTCCTGTAATATCCTCTGCTGCATTTCTAAGATTTGTCCAAAAACTCATTACCGTTCTCCAATATCATAATCTACTTCTAAGTAGTAAGCTCTAAATGCTGTGTTGTCTGTGTGTGTTATTTCAAATGACCGTCTACGAGTTCTACCCAGACGATAAATACTACTTTTGTTATTATTAGTATTGAATGAGTAGCTAGAAGACCAAGATTGGAAATCATTATCTGTCCATCTAATCAGAGGAGTACCATTCACTTTATCTGAAATCAGATCAATCTCGTGGATAAACTTCCATCGATTTGATCTATCAAACTCATTAGTAACTACTTTAACATTTATAGCAGTACCAAATTCTTGATAGGTAGTTCCTGACAATGTACAGATAGAGGGTTTTCCTACTGTGCTAGAGTATGCATGAAAGATATAGTTTCCAGCAGTAAACCAACACGACCATGGACCAAAGAAACTGTCGTAAGAGCCATTAGTAAAGTAGGACCATACACCAGTCTCTACATCATAGAATAGTCCGTAGGAAGACAAGTAGAAACCACGGTGTCCTCCAATATACAGGAATGTACCTTTAGCAGAGCTATCTCGATTTGCATTTAGAACCCTATCGATAGCATCTGTAGATACTTTCTTTATATTCGTACCAGTAAGTTCGTATACACCGTAACTTCCGGTAGGATCACGACCAAGCCAAAGCAGTGAATTCCCAACTGTACAAACAGAATAAGGAGAGGCACATCCGATTTGTCCTGTAAAGTTTGGCACTGGGCTTAGAGGACTTCCTGTGGCATTTCCTGCATCGAAGAAGCCGTAATAACCAGTAGTACCAAGAGTAACAATATAGTTTAGATACCGAGTTAACCGAGTAGGATAACCAATATCTGTCTGTGGTTTAATACTATTAAGTGCTGCCCAAGTTCTAGGATCATCTAGGTTAGAGTTATATACTTTACCATCTGTTCCGTAGATAAAGAAGAAACCATCTAACCAAGCAGACCCGAATGCTAGCGTAGCAGTAGGCAATGTGATTGCTGTACCAGAAGAACCATCATATGCAGTTGTAGCAGTAGCAAATAAATACTTACCTACAATAGGATCATAAGAAGCACTGATAGGAAAGAACTGTTCACCCAGAGCAACAGTCATCAAGTTAAGACTAGAAGGAGAACTTGGATTCTGTTTGATCTGAATCTTATAGGCTGGACCTGTTGAATATCCATATGCCCATGTGACTAGACCACCAAATTCCCACATTCCAACAGGAGTAATAGAAGACACTGCACTGACATCTGTTACAACAGAACTGACTACTGCAGCATCTCGTTTAACAATTCCAGCTTCTTCTGCCCCTGTTTTCTCTACAATACAATTCTGGAGAAGAGCATCATAGGAAAGACTCCCATTGCGGGTTCCGATCTGGGAGGCAGCAAGGGGAAGTCTTAGTGTTGGCATTATCGTCTTCCCAAATAATAAGATTGTGGATCAACAGAGAAAGTAATAGAAGTTTCTTCTTGTTGCCAGTTAAATGCTTTAGCTTTATAGAACTCAGCTTTTTGAGCAATGAATTGAATGGTGGTCACATCTGCACCGTATTCAAGACTTACTTCTTCTGCTAGAGCCCACTTCAAAGGAATAAACCATTCTTGAGGAACATCAAAGTTTTCAGTTCCTGTAGAGATATCTTGTAGAGGTCTCTGTACAGATAGCCAGATAGTATAGTTAGAATTTACTGGAACATTATAACAGTAAAGAGTACCATTAGGAATCTGTGCATCGTAGTAAATCTGATTCACAATACTTTGACTAGACTTATCTCCAAGCATCTCATAAGCAGTTCTAGAGATGATCTCAAGAGTAGTATCTGTGTTGGTAGTATTGTTACGGATAAAGGCAGACAAGATTCTTGTTGGCCTGTATGATAGTACCACCGAGCCAGTTGGTCCAATTGTGTACTGACCATTAGCAGCAGTCAAGGGAATCTGAATCCACTGAATAGTCCACAGAGGAGCACCTTCGTCTGCCCACTGCTTCATAATCATATTCAAGGCCTGCCCACAATTAGTCAAGTCTGAACTGTTAGCAGTAGATGCTTGGTCTAGAACAGACAAACTACGAAGGGCAGCATTTACAATGTCATCTCTAGTAACAGAGAAGGAGTATGTACCAGAAGTTGCCATGTTATTCCTCCTGAGTTTTTTCCAACTCTTCTTTCTCTTTTACTAGAATATTATATTGGAGTTGTAGGTACTTACCCTGTGCTTCCAACAACTGTAGCTTCAAAGTCAGATTCTCTAGTTTCAATTCTTGTTCAGTCATATCTTTCCTTAGTTGTAATATGGAATCTTGTATGCGGTGCCATCGATCTTAATACGCAAGTATCCTTGTGGATTAGATGGCAATGCAGTTGCTGCTCCACCAGTTGCAGAAGTAGTTACGTTACCTGTACCAGTCCATGCAGTAGTTACAGACGCCTGCATTGCTACATCTCCATAGAAGACTGTAGAGGCTGTTTGGAACTGTACAGAACCTGTATAGATGTTGGTGTTAGTAAAGGTGTTCGCGTCTGCAAGACCCGGAACTGCTAGGTTTGTACGTGCACCACCAGCAGAACTTGCTCCAGTACCACCAGAAGCAATACCAAGAGCAGTTACAAGAGTCATAGAACCGTTTACTTGCAACAGAGCACCAGAACCGTTGTCGGTAGTAGTGCCAATCAACAGATGTCCTGTAGTACCCAGACGAGCCTTAGTTGTTCCTGCCATCTGGAAATCAATTGGTAGTTGTGTACCAGAACCTGCTACTGTACTATTAATAATGGTAGCAGTATTAGATATACCAAATTGACCAATCCCAGAATTAGTAGCAGTGGAGTTATTAATGGCATTAATACTGCTGCTAGTGTTAGTTCCATTTGGAATAATCCCTACTTTAGTATCACCATTTACAGTAGCACTTTGGAACGAAGTGATAAGAACAGGATTAGTATTAGAGAAATCTCCTTTAATCCTACCACCACTAGTACCATCTGTTACTGTAATTGTAGTAAATGTAGAACCACCACCAGAGCCAGTAGCATTCATTTGAACATCTACGCCACCAGCTCCAAAGTCAATGTATCCTTTTCGAGTAGTACCACTGTAGAATTCTAGGAATCCAGTAGAGTTGTTGTACTTGAAACGAACTACATCAGATGCTTCCATTGCGATATAGTCATCATGCTTCAATCGCAAGGCAGTGCCAGTACTATGTGTTGCAGTGGAAATGTCAATGCCTACATTATATGTTCCTGAGTGTAGGATACCATATGTACCAGTAGCAGAGTTTCGAATACCAGCAGTCTTGGCAGAAATAATATCTACGCCAACTTTCCACCAAGCATTGGTATTATCACCAGTAATCCAGATTGCTCTTGCTGCTTGGTTAGGACCAACTCCTGGAACACTATTACGAATCAGTTGTGCATTGCCCGCACCTACTTGGATACCGACTCGACGTTCGTAAGCATCATCTCCATTGGCATAACAGTCTACCTCAATGCCTACCAAACCAGAAGAACCTACAGTAGTGGGAGAGTTGGTCATATCGGTAGCTTCTGCTACCATACCCCAAGTAGGACCAGTAGACCACATATTACCTTGGCCATACACACCTACGTTCTCACCTGCAGTTGCATAGTTATCTACATAACCAAGGATTGCCCACTCAAAGTCTGCGTTGTTTGCACCAGCAACAGTATGACCCACTACTGCTCCATTTACCCAACCAGGAGTTCCACCAGTATAACTAGCATCACGATCAATGCGCAAAGTATTTGTATGTTGTGCTGCTACGTTATGAGTAATTTGAATAGGAGGAGAAATTGATGCTGCTGTTGCTGCTTGTTGTACTGCATCTTGTACATTTGTTGCTGTGATACTACCAGAAGGAGTATATACTACTTGTTTTGCATTAGGTGCTGTATTAGCCATAAATAAATCCTTAACTATCTGGGAAAGCTGCTGTAGGGGCA